CTCGTAGGGTCTTTATCTCAGATGAGAACTAGAACAAGATCATTGACTCAAAACTGGCACTCATGGCCTGGCGCAACTCCTTTAGAGGAGTTCGTGCCTTGCGATGGGTCAGCCCATACTGCCGCTTATGTGACTTTTCCGTCACATAATATTGCTCTCGATCAAATGACTGAGAGAATAACGGACAGTCTAGGAAAAGGCCATTCACACAAGGTCGTCCATAGAAAGAGGTTCAGATTAATATCTGGATTCTCCGACTTAAACGATTATGTGTGGCCTGGCGTTCTTGGTGGTAGAGCTGGTCTATCCTCAGACCCTGGAGCTGGACCTTATTGGTACAACTTCGCGTCTTCTGGAGTAGACTACTTCACCACGTTCGATACGTCTTCTGACGTTTCGTTGCCTAGACATTGGTCAATGAATACTTCGTCCTTCAATGAGGCCCAGCTAAAGGCTGGAGTCTTGGAGAAAGCACGGCAGCTTAAAGCTGACGTTCTTCTCGACATAGTTGAAGGTAACCAAATATGGCCATCGATTAAGTCACTTGCCCTAACGTTACCTGCCCTAGCGAAGATCGTGTCTAAAAACGCGACCCTTCACTCAGTTAACGAGGTACCAAAAGCACGCGAACTTTTCGCTAATGCTTTGCCTCGTATTGCTGTTAAGCAGGTTCCATTGTGGAACAAGGTTAGACCGTTGATGAAAACAGCGTCGGGTAGCTTTCTTGCCTGGAAGTTTGGGGTTGCCCCCTTACTTTCGGACTTTGAGGCTATCCATCACTATATGCCTAAGTTGGTTAACGAAGTAAAACGACATGCCGCCAATGACGCTCGACGCTTTAGCAGTCATGCTATCGCATCGTGCGCTTATGACGCCTCAGAAACGGCACCTACAGTCATTAATGGCTATACGGTGACGGTCTGGGGAACTCAAGGTCGCGTTATTCAGCAACCTGAGGTTCGGTATGTACTTGTGGTCAAACCTAATGTGACTCCGTTTATGACCTCCTTCTTTACGAAGGCGGACTTATTCATGAGTCGGTTTGCAACATCACCTGCTAGGCTCGCATGGGAGAAAATTCCATTCTCTTTCGTGCTTGACTGGTTTGTTGATTTGAAAGGAACACTGGATGCTCTCGATAAAGTGGTTGGGTCTGAACCCTTCCAAGTCGTTAGCTTTACACGTTCCTTTACCTATAAACTGGCGACGGATGTCTTCTATACACGGCGTTCGCCATGTAATGGAGGAACATACTTCGACAGGTCTCTAGGCTCATGTGACTTTAGTCACTACGAGCGAATCCCCGTGTCTACGCAACAGTCTTTGTTGCGTTGGTCACCTCACTTCGGAAAAAATCAGGCTGCTATTTCTGCAGCACTGATCGCACAGCAACTGGCCCGTATTGGGCCCGTACGCCGCGCGTTGTGAGCGTTGGAATGATAGTTCATTAATAGGAGGCATATGCCAACTAATAACAAACAGGTCGGTTTAACGGTCGGTCAACTGTGTGCGGACTTTATGTCAGCATTCGGTATAACCGGCCTCTCTGCAACTAGCCTAGCTCAAATGAATAAAGTCTTTCAACTTATTCAAATGGGCTATTTAGATGAAATCAAGGATGTGCTACGTCAAGTAGCTACAAACAAGATAACTCATGGTAAGCCTAAGAGGGCCGACTCCATAAAACTTAAGAAGAACTTTAAACGTCTTCTTAAGATTCATTCCAGCCATAAAGCTCATCTGGCTAG